CCGCATCGGGGGCACACAATTCCGCGTAGTGATGGCTTGCGCAGCGAGTCCTCGCCTTGTGTTTTGTGCGACTCATCCATGCCGTGGCCTGCGACTCCTTTGCATGCTTGCAAAACTTATGCGCTCACGCGTAGCACGTGTATTGTCCTGTAGTTCGTTCAGCGACACGCCTTGTATTGACGCGGCCACTGCGCAACCAACCAAGCAATCCAGCCAGTGATTGTCAGGGTGGCCAGCACGCTGTTTCCACTCATCGACAGCCCTGCCTCGTCCTTCCGTCTTGATACGGTATTCAGCAGTCAAATGCTCAGCAAACAGACGGTGTGCCTCCGGTTTGTCGCCGAAGAGTGAAAGGCACCCGCGGTCGCCAATCGCCACGGTTAGCCTGGCATGGATAAAGCTCTTCCAGAAATTGGTATCGTAGCTAACGTGCCTGACAGCACGCTTTCCATGCACGGCTGGAATCCGCCAGTTGAGGCCAACGCGATCACCTGGGCGGCGTGTGTATTCGTTGAATGGCCGGCTAGAAGCTCCGACAAATCGACCGTGACTAGGCAACAAGATCGCTGCGTGGGGAGATTGCCGGCAGAATTGATAGACGACATCTGTGGATGTTCCCCAATTCGCATCGATCAAGCAGCGATCAATGCGCAAAGCGGCCCCATCGTCGCGCTTCCACTCGTGGCCCAAACATTCTTGTGTCAATGCTTCCAGGCCGGCGTAAATCGCGCCTTCCAAGCCACTGGCCCTAGTCGCAGCAGCCAAAGTGTGCCGGATGTCGCGCAGTGTAAAGTACTGCCGCTTCTGATCGGGATATGTCCCATAGTCGATCACGTAACCGGTGAAATCATCTTCCCAGGCAGCAACAACGTAGAACAGCACATTGGCCTGCACGTCGATGAACATGGTCACGTGATTGCAACCAATAGGCACCAATCGTCTAGGCAGCCGATTGATCTTAGAGGCGATCTGGTCAGCAGTCAGAAGATCATCATCGGGTTCCTCTTCTGGCAGCGGCTCGTTCTGGTACTCAGCAAAAAAGGCGGCCTCGTCCTGCAGCTTGAGGTTCATCGCGTGCTGGATGGCCGACAGCTCGTCGTGGTTGAATCGCTGCGGCCATGCAACGACTGCTCCTTCATCCATCGCCTCGCGGTTGGCCCGGTAGAACTCAGTCGCTAGTCGCCCGTCACCATACTTTCGGAGGCTTTCTCTCCTTAACTCGGCATATTGCGACCACAATTTCTCGTTGCTCGGAAACGAGTAGACCATCTTGGTACGCTCGCCATTCCACTCTGGATGCTTGTCTGGGTTGAGGATGTTATCGGCCATGTCGCCGGGGCGAATAACAGTACATGGCATGATGCCAGAAATCTTCTTGCCTGGGCCCGCAAGCCCAAGGATTGCGCCGGCCAAGATGTGTTCTCGCGTGGCACACTGCGACAGCGAACGAGCCGACTCATCGGTTTGCGGGTCGTCAATCACCACCAGGCTCGGACGCACCGTCTTCCCATCAGCTCTCTTGTATTTCATGCCGCGGATGCGACCGGTGATGCCGGCAACGGTAATGATCGCACCGCTCGCTTTGCTACCTGGAATCGTCGGCAGCACGATCTCTTTGGATGTCCAGCCGATGCGTGTACGCTCGCCCTTGTAGAGCTGGCCGCTACAGCGGTTGGCGATACCGTCAAGGCACTGGATCGGATAGACAACTTCGGGGAAATCGGCCAGGAGCAGGTCGTTGCCGTCCAGCTCCATCTTGATCGATTCGAGCATTTCGACAGCGTGCCCTTCATCGCTGCCGATCAATGCTACGAATTCCCGGTGGCCATAGAGTACTGCCCAGATGCAGGCGCATTCGCAAATCGTAGTCTTGCCACTACCACGCGGCATCGCCACGGCAAACAGCCCTCCATGCAGCACGGCCTGCTCGATCTTGGCGACGACCTTGAGGTGGTCTGGCGACCATGGCAGGTGAAATGTCTGAGGAAAATATTGCTCACAGAAGAAGCGAAAGTCTGACTCGGCGCGCGCTTTGCGCTCCGGATTGACGACCGCCGGCAGCTCGCCGATGTCGCGGCCGGCCAGAGAGAGGGCGATGTTCCGCGCCCGGGCGCGCTCTTTAAGCTTCTCATAGGGGTCGCCAACCGGCTCAGGCTTGGGTGCATGCCGAACTTCGACTAGCCAGCCTACATAGCGCAATAGGTCTATGTGTCGCGCATCGCCGATTCGCAGTCCGGCACGTATGCGATGCCTGTGCAATTGCCGCTCGTTAATCACCTCGCCCAGCGGGGTGGAGTTGAGCAAGCGGCACAGTTCGCTCGGCCGGAGTTTGCGCGGATCAGCAGCCATCGCGTTCTCCTGCGTTTCGCCCCATCGCCTTGACTAGCCAAGCAGCGTAGTGGACCAGGTTAATCGTGCCGTCCGCGTTCCTGGGTGCGCCGGACTCTAAATCGGCACGCAGCATGTCCTCGGTGATCGACGGGAACCCAACTCTCGCCAAAAGGCGGGCAGCATCGGCCAGCGTGAGCGCCACGGGGTTAATTCGTTCTGGTGACTGGTCAGTTGACATGGCTTGGCTCAAACAACAACACGCTGCAATATCATGTCGTCAACACATTGTCGCCTGGCGAGATATACCGCACAGGCTTGCCTAGTTCGCGGGCAATGCGAATCTCAGCCTGGACGCCGACACTTTGCTCCCAGCCATCGAGCATTAACACCACCACCTCATCGCAGTGTTCGAGGAACCAGCGGTCGAACGTTTCCCAGAACGACCATGTGCACGGCAGCCCATGCTCCGCGGTCCAGTGGCTGTAGGCAATCGGCGAGAAGACCGGTTGCCCAGACCGCAAGAGCGCTGCGGCCGCCCTGCACGCCTCCAGATGTCGCTCTTCGCGGACCGCCGGATCGGGATGCGAATATGGGCTGGCCAGATAGATCATTCATTCGCCTCGTGGCATAGAACTAGGATTAAGCGCCGGTAGTAGCCTTTACATTGTGACTCAATGTCCAGCCATACATCTTGCAAAGCTCCTGCCTCTTGACGACTGCTGGGATGGGCCGATTATCGCGATACATCATTGGAAAGTCTTCTCGCCAGCGATTCAACTCTGGGCACCCAAAGTCAATCTGCTTAAACAGCGGACGCATGTTTCCCTTAAAGAACACAGGCGTCGATGTCTCATCCATAACGACCAGCAAATTGCGAATATACTCTGCTTTTGGCTGAAAATAGCGCTTCCCATTGCTAGCCGCGCCAATCACAATCCAGTCAAGCGGGTGCGAGCTGTCGATCACGGAGGTCAGGTCCCACGATACAGGCTCTGCGCTCATCCAAACAATGTTCTTGGTTCGCTGCTTCACCTCAGCCAGAATGTCCAAACTGCGACGCAACATGGCTTCCTGCTGGTGCTGCGTCAGCCGCTTCTCCATGAACCAGTCTGGCGGCGATGAAACGCCAACCCACAGGTTGGGCGGCATCTTGTCAACATATTTAAGCAATTGCGGCGCCGCCTTGGTCAGGCTTTGGTATGTATGGTGCGGCGCCTTGGCTATTGCGTCCAGAATGGCGCACACCTGCTCCTCTGGAACGTAAGGCGCAAACATGTCAGACATTGAGTCCAGGAAAATCAGAAGCGGCTCGTCGCCGAGTGCAAGCTGTTTCAGCACTGTCGGGCGCCAATAATGATGCGCAAAGCCGCGCTGATACGCATAACTGGCCTTGCCTTGCTCGGCCATCGTCTTTGCGTAGCAGACGGCCACCGTGCCATCTGGCATTTCCCAGCGGCACCCATGCAGGCAACCACCAATGGGGTTGCGGGTTTCGTCGCACCACTCGATACCCCTGTCTCCGGTGCGGCGATTGAACTGGATGGCCATCGATCTTCTCCTTAGGAAAAATCTGCGCTCTTTCCGGGCTGCAATCGGACCCCAATGTACCGGGCCGATCCGGTCGAAACCGCTTCGACCGCCTCTGTGATCATTATACCAAAATCGTAACTCCTTGCAAGGCAATACCTTGGGAAAATCTCGGACAACTTGACGTGGAAAGCCGCGGGAAGACGCAAGGTCGGAAATACCAGCCCGGCAGCTCGCAGGCTAATGTTATCGACATCTCCGACAACCGCATGCTTTAATTGGCCAATCGTGAGGAAGACCGTGATCGGTCGCGTCACGTTGGGCAGCATCGCGATCCAATGTTTCCAGGGCATGCCGTATGTGTCAATGTCGATCACGTTCTGTGGCCAGCCAGGCTGAGCAAGAATACGGCTGCTGTCAAGCTTAAGCCGTCCAGGCTTGGGCTTCAAATCTACGCCCCAATAGCTGCCAATCGCAAACTCTTTCTGCAGCCTGCGCCAG